GACTTAACAATTTTGGTTTTTCTAGCTCTATAATACTTTTTTGTAAAGTATCGATGCCTTGTAAATCTGTGGGTTGAAAATTTAGTCCCACGCTGCTTGGGCCCATGCCTCCACCAGCTTTTATATCTGAAATCAGTTGATCTCTTTCTGTTAAGGAAGGAGCTGAAACTATGGTTTCATCAGGTGTTTGTAAAACATCTAAACCTCCTGTAAAACTTTCTCCACCCCTAATTGCAGGATTTACTATACCACCTACATCTTTTGCAACTGCCTCTAGTTCAGATAGGGTTGCATCAGGTAATAATTCTAAAATATCAGCAGTATTAAAGCCTTGATTAAAGTAATATCTTATCAAAGCGTTTCTATTTATTTGCGGCTCTGCAAAAGTTTGAGGAACAGGAGGTTTTATATTGCTCCTTGCTGTTGGATCTTGAATTGAATCAAAACGCGGTAATGAAATCTCACCTGAACCTACAAATCTATCAGCAGGAAAAATACTTAACAAACTTTCTCCCTGCATATATCTTCGAACTTGATCTATAAAATCTCTTTGGCTAAATAGAGCACCCCTACCACTAGGTAAGCCTCTTTTTTTTCTTTCTTCTTGAATAATTTTTATGGCTTCATTTCTATCTTGTTTGAAGTCCTTTTTTACCTCATCTCCAGCAAAAAACATTTTTCTACGCAAGATAGACATTAGATAAATCTTTGATTAGGAAAAGTCTGAACATTACCGAATTGCCCAGTTTGAGGTACGAAAGGTTGATTTGGTTGAAATTGTTGATTTGTTGCAAAGCCCATATTTGGCATATTAGGCATAAACATAAAGCCACCAATACCAGGTTGTTGTTGATTGTTTTGTTGAATATTTTGCTGATTGTTTTGTTGATTATCTGGTTGATTAAAAGCTGGTGCTAAAGATGAATAAACTCCTAAAGCAGAGGCTAAACCTTCTCTTCTTGGATCTCTAGGCATACCATACTGTCTAGTTATTTCCGTTTGCCCTGGTCTATATTGGGGTGCAAAACTTTGCACAAATTTTGTAGCCTCTAAAGGAGCTACTCTTTGTCTTTGTTGTTGCTCAAATTGTCTTTGTAATATTGTATCTTGTATATCTCTTTCAGTTTTACCTAAACCTGTCAAATTAGCTAAATCGACACCTCTTAATCTTTGTTCAGTTGTAGCTAAATTAGATAAATCTGTTCCAAAGCCTCTTATACCAGATGCTAACGTTGTCCCAAAACCTTGCTCTAAACTTGCCGCCTGTCTTGCCGCGTCTCTTTGTCTTTGCAATTCTTGTAAAGCCCTATCTTGAGCAGTTAAGAAACCACCTGATCTTATTCTAGACAAAACCTCTCCTAAACCTCTACCTAAACCTCTTTGTCTTTCTTCGGCAGTTAATCTGGCTCTTGAACCAAAAGCTGATTGACCACCTCTTGCTATATCGGACGCTCTTTGCGCTATATCTTGTTGAGCAGCAGCACGTAGGGTATCATCTATAGTCTGTTGAACCACCTGTTCTTCAAACGGATTAAAAAACTGACCTGTCATACTTGGATCAAAACCACGCAAAGAACCACGTAAAAGTTGCCTTGCGCTTGGGCCACCAAAACCTATACTGCCTTGTAAAGCCCCTAAACCTTGACCAAAAGATTCTTGAGCTGTACGCAAAAATGGTAGAAAAGAACCAATACCTGCTCTAGCAATCTCTCTAGCTCTAATTTCGTCTGGTGTTAAACGAGCTGTTTCTCTTAAAATTGCTGGTTGATCTAATAAAGCCTTTTGTGCGGCGTCCGTTGCCTGTCTAATTAACCCTGGAGTATCAGGAGAACCAAAGTAAAGCTCCCTTACAAAAGGATCTGATATTATCTCAGTCGGTGTGATTGAACCTAATACTGGTAATACCTGCCTATTTCCTATAGCCATTATACAGCCTCAAAAGTTTTCATTAACTTACGCATGTTTTTTACACCTGCCTCTCTTGACGGGCTAGAAGTTTTTACTAACTCTATACCACCTTTAGAGGTCTTAACGTCATACGCCCCTGCTCCACGTGTAGCTTTAGCAGTCATTACAAACTCGCCATCACTTAACATCGCAGGTATGTCATCTGAAGTGCCTGTGCCTGGACCTGCTGACTCTCCGCCTTGACGCATATCTAATTCTTTTACAGCCTCTCCGCCAACAGCGAATTGTAGTGCTTTAGGTGCTGGTCCTAAACCAAATTCACCTCTAGTGCCACCAGTTCCTAAAGCTTTAGAAAGTTGGTATCTACCTAAAGCATCCATAGTAACGGCTGGTGTTGCAGCCAAACCTCCACTCCTATCTTTAGCTGCGTCATATGCTATTTTACCAAATAATGCGCCTAAACCAGCAGCACCTAAACCAGTAGGTCTGCCTCGATCCAATAGGGCGTCTTTAGTCCTGCCAAATAATCCATAGATGCCTTTTCCACCACTAGGTCCACCAGGATCAAAACCTAAAATATCATCTAATATTTTATCTCTGAAAAAATTTTCTTGCGTTGATTGAGTTTGTTGAGTTTGTTGAGTTGGGCCAAATGATGATCCAAAAGCAGGCATAAAACCACCACCGTAATATTGTTGCATAGGCATGTTACCTGGCATAAATGGTGGTGGAAACTGTGGTAAATTTTGTTGTAGAATTTGTTGCCCAAGATTTCTTGGAGCAAACAAACCACCTATACCTTTTTGGATTGCTTGACCACCAAATTGTAAAGCTTCTCCTAATCCCACATTAGGTCCTATAGTTCCTATAGCGTCTCCAACATTTCCTAAACCTGGTACCTTACTTACAAAACTACCAATACCACTTGCAACTTTGCCTAAACCAACCTTATTTAACAGAGATCCACCTACAGCGCCTAAAGCCTGACCTACTCCTGGTACAAACATAGCTACAGGAGCAACTTTCTTAACGACTTTTTTAATTTTTTTGAATACTTTTGAGAGAAAACCAAACTCAGGTAAACCTGTAAGTGGGTTCAAATCCATATCGCCGTTGCCAACAATATATTTATTTGGATCTACACCATACTTACTGATTGAATTTAGAACGTAGGTTTTTAAAAGTGGGTTATCGCGTAAAACTTGTGCTGGTATTAACATCTCATCTTTTGCAACGTGTGCAAGATAAGAATCCTCGTTTCTACCCATCGCGGCTAAGGTTGCCAAACCTTCTTGTTTTTCTTGTAGCATACTATCTCTCATATGTGCCTCTTTAATTTTACAGGGTTATCGTTATATCACCTGCTATCTTTATCGATACATCCCCTAATAAACCCTGAGCTTCAAAGCCTTTTGGATCTGGTTCATTCATTAAATCAATAAACTCAGTTCCGTTAAATATTTGCAACACTCTGGTTGATGTATTAAAGATTAGCGTGCCAAGATTAAAATTTAATTTGTCACGTTCAATAGTCGATAACTGTAAAGTATTATCAGGATCTATTGAACCTAAGTTTATCTCTAAAATCCTTACAAGTCTATTAAAAATATCAGGGCTTACATCATCTGTAGCTATAGGTAAGCGTGTTGGTAACAGCTTACTCATTTTCTACCGTCTTGCTTTATATCCATCCTAGTGGCACCTAAACGCCAACCTACTGATAAATTACCATCGTTTACTGCATCATCATTTGATTCTAAACGCAAAACAGCTTGTCTTGCTCTTGCCCTAATATGCAGTTGATTAGTATCGCTTTTTACCTCACTTGTTGATTTGGTGCTTAGTGTAGCTCCATTACCGTTTCTTGTTTTTACTACAAGGTTTACAGAGCCGTTGTTTGGATCCTCGATAAATCTAACATCAGGTAAAATCCTTCTAATAAATTGAAAGCTGTCACCATCGCCTAAATCGAAATCAGAACTTTCAATAAATACACCAGTCATAGGCGAACCATCGTCGTTAAAGCCTATTTCATGTTGAAACAACTTACTGGTAGATGTAGCTTGTGGAAACGACTCTACGCCAGAATCTAACCATGCAGTTCTAGAAAGTTGACCGTAATACCAAACCTTATCTTGAAAGTTATAAATAACGTACCTATCCACTTCATTAGATGTTGATGATGGATAAAACCATCCTACTTCGTTTTCTTTGGTGTTTGTGAAAGCATTTATTTTAAAAGCCTGACTTTGGTTTATGTCAGAAAATACATAATTTAAAACATTACAAGGTAACTTTTGAACTGATCCGTTGTATATATAAAAGTTGTCATACGACATAAAATATATGCCTTGCGGAGCAGTTACTGACGCTTTGGGTCCAATCAATCCTGATGACTCGTTAATTAAATTAACTCTAAAAGTGAAAGGCGGTCCAACAAACTGCATGCTATAAACAGCTGTATCAGTAAATATAACTATCTCTTGTCTTGACTTAACAGCACCAATAATTTGCGAACCTGATGATAATCTTAATGATCCTGCTGTATTCGTAATTTTGGGCTCAAACTCTAATTCGTTTTCTTGATCTGAGAAAGCAATCAACATCGGATCAATAGTTCCAGTTCTAGCTGTACCAGCATCATTAATTGGATCAGCACCTAAAACTATAAGATGCCTATCTATCTCAGATGTGATTACTTGCAAACCAACTGTAGGCACTAAATTAGCTCCTGTGCGTGTTGAAAGATTTACAGCTCTAGTGGTGACTCCGTTGCTTTCTATCCATTCAAATATACCTGCTCCTCTTGCGTTAATAATTAAATTTTCACCAAAATTATCATGCGTCCAAATTCTAAGTTGGTTTACCGAAGATAGACTGGTTGAAGAACCCCAAGTCCCATCATCCCAAGGATTAACACCCCAGCCTGTAGATGCTACGAAGTTATCAAGACCAGTATTGACTTGATAAGCTCCTACCACAGAGCTTCCACCATTACCTGTATCGCTTGAGTTAGCAGTTACAGTAGATTCGCTTGTGTCTTTAGCCTCTATTGTATAACTATTGGCATTAACTACAGTTGCTACTTGATACTCTTGATTCAAAACCGCCGCTGTTATATTACCACCCAAGCTAGATGCACCACTAAATGTAACAAAATCATTTTGTACTGCACCATGCGCTGTATCTGTTACTGTAATAGTTGCATCGCCATTTGACGCAGAAAACGTCACGTCACCTGCTGATGTAGTAAGTCTTATAGGAGTTACATCATTAAAATTATTACCTTCTTTAATGTAATATTTTAAATGTGTGCCGTTGCCCAAATATTTAGTGCCGTCTAGTGCTATCCAATTATGTAAAGCTCTTGAAGTTCCTAAATATGTGCTTGATGTTATTTCCTCCCAACCAGCGAATTTTTCAGGTCTACCTTGCCTAAATCTTATTAAATTGCAATCAAACCAACCGCCCTCATTGTCATATTGAGTGCCCTCTCTAACAATACCTGGTCTGAATGTTAATTTACTTAATGGCATCTACACCTCAGTCCAGTCTTTGCCTTCAAACAATAAAGCCTCTGCCTCTCTACGTCTCACTAAACCTTGCAAAACTTTACCGTTGCTTTTATTCCAACGCTTAATTTGATTTGGCACTTCTTCGTACTCTTTATTGTTTAAAACTTTTAACATAGTGCTGTTGTTTAAATTAGTTGATCCTAAATTGTATGTCCAAGAAACCAAAGCATCAAATTGACATTGTTCTAAATCTACATCTACTGCTTTTTCTACATACTCACAATATTCATCTAATTCATTCAATAACATATTATCTGCTTGTTCTTTAGATATAGTCATACCTTCTTTGACATTTTTTGTATGGCCATAACCTATAGTCCAAACTCCTGCTGCGCATTTGTAAGCCTCAAGCTCACAACCTTCAAACCTTTTTATCAAAGATATTCCTTCGTTTGATATATTCATACTAATAGTCCCCCCAGACTTTTGTTTTTTTACCACCATCGTATTGAACCGCGTGGCCTTCGTTGACAAGAAGTTCACAAATATCTTTGCCATCTTCTGTATAAGGTATTGCAAGTATTCTGCCATATTTACCCTTACCAAATGATTTTATAGTTATAGATCCTATACATAGTTCTTTTAATCTTTCTTTAGCAGCTAAACCTAATTTCTTTTCTGCTAAATCGCGAGTCCTTGATTCAGGCGTGTCTATGCCTGCCAACCTGCAACGTTGTTTGTGCAGACGGACATCAAAGCCTAAGTCAAGGGTAACATCAATTGTATCGCCATCAACCACTCTCTCGATAGTTGCTTTGTATATATATGGTTCTGGTTTATTGCTCATTTTTCTTAGTTGTTACAGTTCTATAATATACAACAACATCTTTTAACTCAGTAATATACCTTTTTATCTCTTGCATATTGTAAGCCATCACTTCGTAATCAGGTATTGTCATAGCTAGAAACACTAACTCACCTTCTTGTTTTTCAATTCTAGCTAACTGTTCTTCCCAATTATCGGGCGTTACTGCAATCCATTGTAGTTGTTTAAGATCAATTTCTCTTGGCATAATAGGTTGTACGATTGTACGCTCTATCGGTTTTGCAGTTACTTGTATTGGGTTAGTTGGAAGCAGGCTGCAACTGGAGCCCGCTATCAAGATCATCAATAGTAACGCTGATTTTCTCAATATCTTCCATGATATGTTTTGTACCATTATTTATTTTCCTCTCCATTTCTACTGGATCACTTAATATTTTAGCCGTAAGTTGATAGTTTTGTATAAACTGTGTATAACGGTTTAGTTCCCTTTGTGCAGCTTGACTTCTGATTGTCATATCTTGAAGTTGCTTGGCTTGATTATTAAAGTCTTTTTGGATGGTTTTTATTGTTTCTTCTTGCGTAACAACAGCACTTTGCAATTTAGAATTATTCGCTACAAGTATTTGATTTTGACTAAAGAAGTAGTAGCAAGCACCTAATAATACCGCTACGATTCCTGATAATACTTTACTCATTATTCATGCACCAATGCCACGCATCATTATCAGAATGTAAAAAATCTTGACATCTTTTAAATTTCTCACGCCATTCGTTAGAATCAAACCTATCGTCCCATTCTAGTGGTTTTTTTGGTGTTTCTATAAAATTACTATGTGTTGTACAGCTTACTAGACTAGCCAGCAAGAGGATTTTTATTGTTGTCTTTGATTTCATCTACTTGTTTATCCAAACTTTCTATATCTGCTTTTATTGTTGCAATATCTGTTTTTATATCAGTAACATCAGGCACTTCAATATTGTCTATCTCTTTTTCTAAGAACTGAACAGATGTTTCTATAGAAGCAAAGCGCTCTTCGATAATTTTCATCTCATCTTCAGCCTCATCAACTCCACCAATCTTAGCTTCAAGGTTTTCTAATCTATTTACATATGTTGCACCTGTATAACCGAAACCAGCTAAGGTGCCTACTATAGAAACTAAAGCAATTATTTGTCCTGTTTTGCTTTGAAACCAATCCATATCTATCTCCAAATTTCAGGCTGATTATCAATCATGCTTTGTAAGTTATTTATATTTTGACTCGCATAATTATAAAAAGCATTTATATTGTCATCTATTCTAACAGACGAATATATATCTTGAGAAGTGTACCAATCACTAGCATCTGGTATGACATATTGTGTATAACTATTAAATTGTGGCACATACCCTATTAAAGCAACTAATCCTGACTCATCACTATACTCACCAGTTGCTTGTTGTTCTTCTTGCATTTCTTCTTGTTGAGCTTCTATGTTTTGAGCGATAATTTTATCTGCGATTTGATCTGCTTCAGATTGAGTCATAACACCACCTATAGCA